GCTACGGCATTGCTGGCCAAGGTCAGCTCGGCTTCCAGGTTGTCGCCGGTGCGGTTCTTGGCGGCCCCCCTGTAGAAGTAGCTGAGGAAGTAGAAGTCCGCGCCATCAAGGCTGATGGTGCTGCCGGCCTTGCCGTTCTGGTAGCGGTGCTGCACAACGCCATTGCGGTCGCTGACAACAATGAAGTTGGTGATGGCTTCGATGGTCATCGCAGGCTACGATGTAACGCAGAGAACGGCATTGATGGCAAACCCCAAAGGCAACCTCAAGCATGGGTACTGCGGCACCCCTATTTACGGTACTTGGCAAAACATGAGGCGTCGCTGCAGGCCAGGGCACAAAGACTTCGAGTTCTACGGTGGCAGAGGGATTGACTGCGATCCGCGATGGGACGACTTTGCAGTGTTCTTGGCTGACGTGGGCCCGCCTCCCCATCCGGGCTTGCAGCTTGACCGCATAGACAACGACAAGGGCTATTGGCCAGGAAACGTCAGATGGGTAACGCGCAAAGAGAATTGTCTCAACCGGCGATCCAACATGCTTCTAACGCTGAATGGCAAAACCCAAACCGCGCAGGAGTGGGGAGAAGAGCTGGGTATCAAGCCCGCAACTATTAGACAGAGAAAATACAGAGGGAAAACAGACGTAGAGGCGCTAGCGCAGCCCAATTCGGCTGCGCTGTGAACGACTGTTTTTCAAGCTCCCCATCGTTTTGTTGAACCCGCCCTCGGCACCACGCTTGGCCGCTTGATGCAGACCTGCCTGGAACTGATCCTCGGTCACGAACCGCATCGAGTTGATCTCAGTCACTGAGTAGTTGATGTCGATCGCAGCGCCGCTGGTGTCGTCCGCAGCGCCGCCGGCGGGGTCAGACAGGATGCTGTCACCACGCTTGCCGGCCTTGTAGTTGGCCATCGCACTGCTCATCTTGCTGGCAGGGATGACGTACTCGCTCTCGCCCGCCTCGCCAATCAGGGCGCGGGTGGGGCCGGTGACGAAGCCGCCCTCGGCAAACGCCATGCCAGCTGGCATTTGTGAAATGGGGACATCTACGCCTTGAACGACGCCACCACCGCCACCACCGCCACCGCCACCGCCAAAAGCAATGCCAAGGATCTTCAGCACTATCGCCTTTGCGATCATCTGCGTTGCCATCTCAATAAACGCAGCGCCGATGTTGGCGAACATCCGCGACATGGCTTCTTCCACGGTGGTGGTGCCTTGGATCACGCCGGTGATGGCGGTGCTCATGGCGTTGCCGAGCTCGGCTTCGATCGTGCCGGCGAGGCTGACAATCATGCCCTCGGTGTCATTGACCTGGCCGCGGAGCCGGTTGATGTAGTCGTTGAGCTTCTTGCCCTTGTCGTTCTCCCTGGCTCCCTTCTCGGCGTCGTCACCTTTGCCTTTGATCTTGGGCACGGTCTTGCCTTCCAGCTCGGCAAGGCGCTCCTTGATTGCAAGAATCTTCTCTTGCAGGTCTTTCTGCTCCTTCAGGTTGGTGGTCTTGGCGAGTTCACCTTCAAGCTCCTTCTGCTGGTCCGTCAGGAGCGTTTTGATCGTCTCGACCTTCTCCAGCTGCAGGCGCACTTGCTCGCGGATCTGGGCGATCTGCTCAGCCAGGGCGGGGTTGGTGCCCTGCTGGATCAGCCCCGCGTACTCGCGTGCATAAGCCGCCTGGTCCTTCTGCTTTTTGACGATCTCATCCAGCGGGGCAGTAAGCGCAGCGTCGATCGACTTGCCGGCCAGATCAAGCTGTTGCTTGAAGCCTTCGACGCTGAGCCCGTCGAGGATGGCGTCCAGCTCCATCGCGGTGGTCTTGGCGTTCAGCAGCATCTGCGTCAGCCCCTTGTCCTGGGCTAGCAGCTTGCTGACGTCGATGGCGCCGCGAGGCTTGACGCCCAGTGCGGAGGTGGCTTGGCCGACGCTCGCTGGTAGAGCAGGGACTGCCGGTGTGGCAGTAAGAGCCCCAGTGGCGTTGGGTGCGGCGCCGCCAGCTCCCGGTTGGAAGGTGCCGTGGATGATTTTGTAAACCTTGCCGTCTGGCGTCATGAAGGCGGTGGCATCGCCATAGCTGCCGCGGCTGCTGCCCGCCCACTTGGCTCCGTTTTGCAGAGTCAGCCCTGCACGCCCCCCAAAGGCGTAGTCCCAGCCTGCGTGCCCCCCGTAGGAGCGGGGTGCCCCGTACTCACCGCCAGGGACAGTGACACCACTGCTGAGGGGTCTGCCGTTGACGCTGACGTAGCGGTCAAGCGCATTTCTGGGGAAGTACCCGCCGTCACTGCGCTTGATGTCGAAGTGGGGGCCGTACTGGTTGGCTCCCCTTGGGCCGATGCCACCTTGGTAGTAGGTGCCGCTGCTGCTACCGCCGCTGAGTTGCTGCGTGAGTCCAGCGGTGGCGGTGAGTTGCTGGGCCGCCGAGGTCATCTCAGCGATGGCTTCTTTCTGACGGGCCACTTGGTAGTCGGCGGCCTGGATTTGGAGGTCGTAGATGGCGCGGGCGGTGGTGAGCTTGGCGCGTTCGATGTCGCGGTTCAGCTCGACGCCCTGGCGCTCGATCTCATCGACCTTGCGGGCGACATCCAGCTGGAATCGAGCCGCTGCCTTGCGGATCTCCTCCATCTCGATGGTGAAGTTGCGCTGCTTCTGCTGGAGGTTGGCTTCGCCTTCGGCCTTGCTGCGGAAGTACTGGCGCAGGGCGTCCAGCATCTGGTTGGCCAGATCGCCGCCAGGGCGGTTGTCCGTGATGCGCCCCGCGTTCAGCAGCAGGTCGGTGCGCTCGATCGCAATCTGCGCACGCTTGCGGTCGTTGTCCGCCTCGATCCGCGCAACGTCCTGGCGCTTCTTGAAGATCTCGTCCTCAATGGAGCGGCGCAGGTCGAGGGTGGTCCGCTCCAGGTCGGCGGCGCGTTTCCGGAAGCCGTAGACCTGATCGGCAATCTGCAGCTCCAGGTCTTGGGTCTGACGCTGCAGCTGGATGCCCTGGCGATCCAGTGCCAGCTTTCGCTCGGCCTTGGCCAGTGCATCGTCTGCCGCCTTTTGCAGAACGGCGGGATCGTCTTTGGTGCGCGCCAACTGCTGGGGCTTGGACAGTCCCCTGTAGCGATCGAAGATCTTGCGTTCTTCCTCGATGGCCTTAGAGGAGGTGCCGTAGCGAGCGTTGTTCTGCAGCATTTCGCGCTGGAACGCCTGCTGCTGCTGAGGTGTCAGCCCGCCCAGGATGTCCTTGCCTTCGCTGCCGGAGCGGCCGGCCGCGCCGAAGATCCGAACCACGCTGGTGATCCACTCCAGCAGTTGGGCCAAGGGGCCGGCGACGGCGGCCTGCATTTGGAGGTTCAGTTCGGCCCACGCCTTGGCGAGCTTGTCGCTGCTGTCGCCAAGGCGGCTGAGATCGTTGACGCCGCCGACGCCGATCTTCTTGACCATCTCGCCTTGGATGACGGCGGTGGCTTCGGTGATGCGGCCCACCTCGATCAGCCGCTTGATATAGGTCTCCTGCGACTTGCTTGCAAACAGGCCGGCGTCGGCCAGCTTCTGGAAATTGGTGATGGGGTCGCGCAGGGACTTGCCGGTTTCTTGGGCTGCCGCGGCGAACTTGTCCAGCATCTGGCCGATGGAGCTGGTGAACACCGAGAAGATTGGGTTGTTGGTGTTCAGACCGCCGAGTGCGCCGCCGGCCACGGCACCGAGCCCGCCACCGAACAGCAGGGGAAACGCACCGCCGATGGCGAGGCCCTCCAGCTGCTTGCCGGCCTTCTTTGTGCTTTCGAGCTTTTGCTGTTTTGCAAGCTCGGCGGTTTTCTTTTGCTCCGTGGCTAGGTCGTCCGCTTGGATCTTTCGCAGATCAGCGGCGATCGCAGCGCCCTGTTTCAGCGCTTGGTTCCAGTTGTATTGGATCTCTAGTGACTTGGTTGCTGTCTTGACTTGGTCGCGCGCGGCAGCGGCTAGGCGGTTTCGTGCCTCATCACTACGGGACTGGTCACGCTCGCGGGTTGCGATGGCGGAATCAGCAGCGCTCTGCACCCCAGCGGACGTGGCTGCTGCGCTTGTCGCGAGGCGTTTGCGGGCGTCGTCGCTGCGGGCCTGCTCGAGTTCGCGGGTGGCTTGGGTGGCCTTTTTGGTGAGCTCGACTTGCTCGGCCAGGTAGGTGTTGCGCCGCTGGGTGGTGTTGTAGGTGTTGGTGGCTCTGTTTTCTGTGGACTGGCTACGGAGTCCGTTGGCCTTGCGGAGCAGATCGTTGAGGGCGCGCTGCTCTTCCACCTGCGCTTTGGTGGCGGAGACAAGGCCCTTAGCAATACTCCAGGCGGTCTCGCTGGAGGAGCTGAAGTTCTGCATCGCCTTGTTCAGCGATGCGACTTGGTCGTTTAGCTGGCGCAGGGAGATGTCGCCGGCGCGCTTGTTGACGTCGTTGAGGATCCTGACGATCTTGTCAAGCTGGGTTTCAGCTTGGCGCGTGTCAGCACTTACGCGAATAATGGCTTGACTGGTGGCCAAAACCGCGCGGCTCCTACGGTCTTTTCAGTCTAGGAGAGCAGTAAAAAGCGGGCCTATCGGCGACGGGCCCGCTTCATCGCTTTTTCCTGCTCGTCGTTGAGGTAGCCGAAGTAGGCGCTCCAACCGATCAGCTCTTCAACGGTTGCCTCGTTCCAGAGGCGGGTGACGGTCATCCCCAGCTCTTTTGCGACTGCGAAGGAGAGCAGCATCCAGTTGTCTTTCTCAAGCTCCTTTTGCAGCGCTTTTGGGCTCCAGGGGTACCTCGTCATCGGGAGCGGTCAGCACCGCCAGCATCAGGGCCTGGAGGTCGGCGTCGCGGACTTCGTTCTTCAGCTCGATCACGTCGGCGGGCATGAACATCTTTTGGCCGTTCTCGTCGATGGCCTTGTCCACCAGCAGCTGCAGCGCGAAGGCGTTGGCGTCGTCGGACTTGGCGTTGCGCTGGGCGCGGTCACGCTCCGCCATGGTCAGCGGCCGGGACCAGAACGTGAAGGTGGTGCCGTCGGACAGCTCCACGTCCTTGCGGCTGGGAACCAAGTTGGCGGCGTTCTTCAGGCGGTCAATCGCACGAACGGCAGATGCCATGCAGTTGTAGGTAGCTACTCAGTTAAGTATAGGTCTTAACGCCAATGAAAAGCCCCCGCCGAAGCAGGGGCCAACATTCCACTGATCAGTTTGGCTCAGTTGAGCGCAAGGTTGAACAGGTGGGTCGGAGGTGCCGAGAGGCTGAAGTTGATCGAGGCCACGATGGCGTCGGTCGTGTTCACCGAGATGGAGAAGCCGTCCAGGGACACCTCAGCCTCGATGTAGGAGGAGAGGGTGTCGTCGAGGACGTTGCCAGCGCCTTCAATGGCCTTGACGTAGAACTTGACCGTCGCACCCGCCTGGTTTTTCAGAAGGGAGTTAGCGATCAAGCGGCCGCTCAGGCTCTGCTGCTCACCACTGAACAGGACACTCATCGTTCCAGAACCGCTGGCAAAGCCAGGGATGCTGGTACGGAAGCCGGCGAACTTGTCGGCGGCACCGCCGATCTTGCAGGGCAGGGTGGTGATGTCGATCGTCTCACGGGAGAAGTCGATCGACCATTCCTGCACCATGCAAACGAGGTCGTACTCGCCGTAGGCCACGTTGATGTGGCCGGTGCTGTTCTCGCGGACGGTGGTAAGCGTCGCGGTACCGGTGAACGCAGTGGTGGGGGCTACAGCGTCAATCGCACCGCCAGTGGCGTTACGGCCGCCGGTCAGCGTGACGCCACCAGCAGCGGTGGTGTAGCCAGTACCAGGCGTGGTAATGGTGATCGCACCAGCAGCCAAAGCACCACCAGCAGGCACCACGACAGTGGCCCGTGCGGTGTTAGCTGTGCCCTGCACCAGACGGACGTCGGTGTAGGTGCCAGGCGCATAGCCCACACCAGCAGTAGCTGCCGCCAGGCTGCCAACGCCAGAGCCAGCCAGGCCGCCCAGGCCATCAAGAGTGATCGGCACACCGCCTTTGGTGGCGGACACCGAGATGGTGGTAGCGGTCTTGTCCACGACGTAATACTTCGTGGAAACCGTCAACTTGGGGTCGATAACAGCGGCGCCATCAGTGGTGAAGACCACCGGGTCGCCGATGTAGAAGTCATGGTCACCGGGGACGGTGATCAGCTTGCCGACGGGGAAGTCGGAAGCATCCTTCAGGCAATGCTTGACGCCTGCAGGCTTGAACGTGATAAGGCCATCGCTGCCGGTGAGGGCAGATGTGTTGCATGAGACGGGCACGTGAGTACCTCAGGTAGACGACAGATGGGGGCGTCGGTCGCCTGCGGGGGCTCAGGCTTGTCTTAAGTGTAAGAAGCCAGTAGCGGACCACTCAACCGCGTCATGAAGTGGGGGCGGCCGTCGAGGGCGGTGAAGCTGGGGCCGTTGATCTCCAGCATCCGTGCTTTGGCGCCGGTGGCTGAGTGGTAGCGAAGGCTGTTGAGCTTCTTGGCGATCTCGGTGGCGATGGTTTGCCCGCGGCCTGGGCCCTTGCCCTTGGGGGTGAAGACCTCGACCACCAGTGAGCCGCGCAGGTGCTCGACGTTCTCGCAGAAGGTGGGTTCGGTCGTGGTGCCAAAGTTCATCCGCACCAGTACGAACTCCTTGGTGGCGTCGTTGTCGGTGTACTGCTGGTTGTCTACATACACTGGGACAGCCGGTGTCACTGCTCCTGCGCCGGCTTTTACAGCGTCTTCTAGAACCTTGCGGACGGCTTGCAGGGTCACTTGAACGCCTCCTTGAACGCATCTTGGGCGGCCTGCTTGGTAATGCGAAGCAGCTCTCCCCCCTCAACAAGGTTGGTGTACCAGTCCTGCTCCGCTGTGCCCGGGCCGTTTTTGATGCGGCCAGGCTCGAGGTCCATGGCGATAGCCCTGTATTCCATCGAGTTGCCGATGGTGTAGCCCTTGCGTAGGTCGGCTGGGGGGACTTGGGGCTCGGTGTAGACCCGCTGCCCGGATGGCTTGTCGCTGGGTGGTATCTGCCCCTGTGTGGTGGCTGGGATGTTCACATCGCCCTGCCTCACCTCCCAGGCGTTGGCGAAGTAGCCGTCCCAGTAGGGGCCAGCTTCCTGCAGCTCCTTGACGGTGTTGTAGGCCAGGGCCTCCATCGCGTTGCGGGTGGCTGTGCGGGTCCTGCCCATCACGAAGTCCTTGAACGCCTTACCGATTGCCATTACTGGGGCCTCGCGATGCAGGCGAACAGAACCGGGTTGTCGCCGCGGTAGGTGACGGGGTTGATCACCTTGGCCACCACCGTGGCGCCGGCGGTCGGGACCTCGAAGCTGTCCTTGGTGGTGATGTAGTGGCCACCGATCTGGGCGGGGTCGATGTAGACCTTCCAATCGCTGGCCTGGTACAGCCCGCCGTACTCGGTCGGGTCGATCTTGGTGATCACCACCTTCACGGGGGTGCGGGTCTCTGCGGGGGTGATGTCGCCAGTGGCTGGGTCGTAGGTGCCGCTGCCGGTGACCGCCACGAAGGTGGCCGCCTGGCCCCACTCAGCGATCAGGGGACCGGGAATGGGACCGAAGACCTGATCAACTTTTGACAAGGCTCAGGCCGCCGCTGCTACCTCGAAGTTTAGGAGGCTCGACTTCTTCCGATTCTCATGAGCAGTAAGCACTTGGAGGTTGGCGCTCTCGTGTTTTCCTCCTTTTGCCAGAGGAATGATGTGGTCGACTTCGTGAGGTATCCCCGTCTGTTCGGTCAGCTGACGTGCGCGCCTGTAGACGGCCCAGATCTTCCGCTTCTCCTCAATAGGCAGCTGCTCCTGGGTAGCTGCCCGCTTGCGGGCCTTGTAGTGCTGCTTGTGGATCGCTCCCCGCTGCATCAAGCGCTCACACTCGACACAGGCACCGTTCACGGCACGACGAAGAGACAGGTGCCCTCGCTTGCACGGGAATAGTGGCTCAAAGAATTTTTCCCCGGCATCCAGCGCAGCCTTCATCCGACCCTTGACTCGCCACTCCAGGCCCAAGGAGGTGCAACGGGTCTGCACCTGCATCTTGGTCACGCCCTCAAGGCGAGCGGCAATGTCCTTGGCCGAGACAGTGCCAGCAAGCTCTTGAAGAACCTTGTCTTCCTCAGGGGTCCAGCGATGCTGGGGGAGTTCCCGTCCTTTGCGAGCGGCTCCGCTCATGGGCTGTCTTTAGAACTTGAATACTCTAGCTCCTAACCCGGTAAGCCAGCTGGTTGCTACCTGAGTTCTTGATCCAGCAACCACAGATGTCCCACAGCCAGGGGAACGTCCGCAGGACGAGGGGGGCCTTGGGGCCAAACCGACTGCCTGATGCTGCTGAGCTGCTCCCCCCTGGCTCGAAGTATTCAATTTCAAGCGCATCGAGCTTCTGCCTCTTGACGGGGCCGGTGGCTCCGCCGCTGGCAGCGCTGGTGCCGATCAATGCCGTGGGGTTGGTGCTCAACGCCAGCGCCAGCTCGCTGACGGCGCGGGTGTAGGCCGCCTCGAAATCGTTGCCGCAGCAGTCGGTGGTTTCATCCCAGCAGAGTGCGGCCAGCCAGGTCTGGGCTTCGGTCAGCAAGATGTCGGGGTCGCCGGTTACAGCGGCCCACGCGGCGGCGCGGGGGGTGGTGGCGAAGTAGGCATCTGCCTCGACAGTGGTGATAACGGGGAGCGTCATCAGAGGGGAACGGCGAGAATCTTGTAGCCCCGGCACTGCAGACGCTTCTTCAGCTCTGCTGCTTCGCTGGGGTGGCAATCAATCACGGGGTGCGTGATCGGCGGGCGGTGGCTCTCAGGAATGTGGTCCTGCACCTCGATGTAGAGC